TATTATGTCAAACTCTGTACGAAATACACCCTCGATATCTACATATTGACCGTAAAAACCTGTAGACAGATAATAGTCAGCCCCATCCTCATTGTTTTGAGGTACAGGACTGACTACGCCTTTAGATTTCTTAGATTCATCTTCTATAGAGAATCCAAAGAGTTTTGCCATAATATCAGTTTACTTTATATACCGTATTTATTATACCACAGAATCGTTAGATTTATCATCGTATGCCTCCCACCATTGCACCTGAAGTGTAACTTGGAATTCTTCAATTGTGTCTTGAGTATCATAACTCAACTCAATAGCACTCACTGAACTAGGCCAGCAACCTCTCATGCTGTATCTCCTTAGCACAGGAAGTTTGGCAGGACTGTTTTCACCACGAGTGTTAAGGTCTGTGGCTGCACGACCTAATTGGTTGACAGTCCAATCTGTAAAGTAATTTGTGGGTTCTTTAGTACCAGATCCATCAGATACCTTTATTATAAAGTTTGCCCAACGTTCAAATGCTGTTCTTAATTTGAAGTCACCATCGTTGATCACTGTTATTGTCCAAGGATCAAACCTTCTGTCACCTGCTACCTTAAGTTGTCTTCCTCTAAAAGGAACAACAACCTCAGCAATATTTGATGCAGGTAATTGAGCACCTTTGATCATCATCCTATGCGTGACATCTCCGATTTCATTATCAAAGATTCCTACTCCGCTAGGAAACTTTAGTTCAACCTCAAAAAGGTTGGGACGAGCACCACCCTGAGCCAGTCTAGTCTTGAAGGAATCAATCGTCCTTGTGTTATTGAGAACTGAAAAAATGTTTGTGTCTATTGCCATAATTGTGGGGGTCTCCTATTACACAGTTCCTACAACTTCACTGAAGGACACTCCAGTGCGTGTAGCTACGAATGTTAGTCCGATAAAGTTAATCGAACGTGCTGGTTTGATGAATATATCCGCAATAAATTCATTACGGTCAATAACATCAGCAGTGTTATTTGTCTCATCACATATGAGAAGAAAATCTTGAATTCCTCTTTTTGCTTGAACATCCCTTAGGAATGGTTCAACGACGTTGACGAAATTAGATCTCGTGCCAGCATCATTGAGTTCAAAGAGTGCTGATTTAGCAGCGTTCTCAATTGCTTTTTCTACAGTGATAAAGAGTCTTCTTACGTTGATCCTATCAAATGCACTCTCAAATGCTAATCCTGTTTTATCTCCAAAGAGAATTATACCAGAACCAGGTTGTGATATGATAGGGTTGATTCTATTTGCATAGAGTCTATCTCTAGCGTCTTGACCAGGATTGAACGCAAGTTTTACTGGGAAGTTCAAATTACCTCTTGCTGTACCAGCAGGTGAGAACCATGGGAATGAATCTCTATCTGTTCTTACCATCAATCCAGCAATATCACTAGATGCAGGTATATAAACAAATTTCTTATTAAACCTATCATAAACGTATTGATAACTTGAATCAAATACAGCGTAAGATGATGAGGTTATTGGTGAGAAGAACGATAAGACATTATCTAATTGATCTGTGGCACTTGCAACGTTTACTGTTGCAGTTCTATGAGGTGATATCACAGCAACTGTATCCTTTCTGCCTTCGGCAATCTGGATCATTTTATTTGCTTTTGCCTGCTCCTCCTCTTTTGTTTTATGAGCAGAACCTTGTAACAAGAATCTAATGTCACTATCTACAGGATCAGCAAATTTATCATATCCTGTTAGTATGTCACCTAAAGGTGCATCAAACAATCCTACACCTGTGTAATCTTTACCACCTACAAGAGGATATCCTACATTTCCTAAAGAAGCAAATTTGACATTCTTTACATTTTGACCCCATGCTCCAGCGTTATCAGTCACAGGAACAAATCCACTACTAAATCCAGATGCTAATGGTTCTGTGCCATGATGAGTATCTGTTCCATTTACGGGCGATACACCAGCAAAAATAAAATCAGAATTATCCGCTAGAAAATCTTTGTAGTAAATTGATCTACCACCAGATTGTGTGGTATCTTTTCCTTTAGAAAGGTTGGGGAATTTCTCAAGAACTGATCCCACATCACCAGTAACACCACCACCTGCATCTATGACTACAACGTGAAGAGCATCATTTGCTCCATCTCTCTTTGTAACATAGTCGTTTGTTTTTGGTTTATTGAGCACTGACTTCCAAGGGATAGTCACAATGTCAGATCCACCATCTGCCACACTCGTCATAATATTCTGTGCAGTATACCAATCACTTATGGTACCAGAGGCAGGTGTAAACCTACTGTTTATGTTAGCAGTGCTTGAAGAGTTGATACCAACCAGATTACCTGTTCCTGTTTTGAACTCAAGTTGAGAACCCTCTTGATAGTTTACTAGTGTTTCTACACCATCAACTACTTTACTTACTACTCGAACATCTATTGTACCACTTCCAATTTTTGAAATGATACCCTTCAACATACCACTTGCAGCAGCAGTGGTACCAACACCCACTGTTACACCAGTGAGCGATTGTGTAACACCATATCCTACAAATATGTTTGTGGTGGTAACGCCAGTAAATACTTGATCTGCAGCATTGTCTATGACTGCAACCTTAATATTTTCTGCCCATGCACCAGGATTTTTTGCGGAGAAATACCAAGTGGTATCATCCGCTTGATTATTGATATAATCTTCGTATCCATCTACTCGAAGATTTCCTAAAGATGCTTGACCTGATGCAGCGTTTGCTGTGTTTAAGTCTCCACCACCAACACGAACAACATCCAACTTACCACCATATGATAAGAAGTTTGCTGCCCCATACCAACATTCGTAGTGAAAATCAGTTGTACCCACACCTGGTTCACCAAATGTGTCAACTAATTCTTTTTCATTGTTGATTCTAGTTATTTCATTGACAGGTCCTTTACGAAAAGGAGCAGCAATACCACCAACAACGTTGAGTGTAAAATCTACGCCACCCCTAGTAAGGTCAACCTCTCTTACTGAAATACCTGGAGATGCTAATCGAAGTGCCATTCTAACTCCCTGCAGTACCCGAACTTTTGACTGAAATTATTTAGGTTTTTCGTCTGCTATATACAACTTGCCCAATCATTCGGTATATAACCAAACTTATTTTCAAACTCATCATAGACCCACTTCATGTTTTTATAAGCATATCTCCATGTTTTATATTCAAGGTCACACCATTGCGAATAGATCTTATTCTTTACCAACGTAAGATGAGTTACATCCACATAAGTTGGTGATATAGGAAATTGTAAAAATTCTGATAGAGGTTGCATATTACCTTTATAAAAATTTTCATTGATAATAAATTTTACTCTGTCCTTTCCCCATACTCTAATATACCTCTCATACTTTTTAATGTAACTTAAATAAGGATCATCAAACTCCATATGTGATTGTGGTGTCCCACCTTCTGTCAATGACTTTCTGTTACAAACTGACCACAACCTTCTTATAGGATCTCTAAGCATCATTACTACCTTGATGTCAAAATATTTGAGTAACTCATCTCTGATTGACATCATGAATTTTTCTGTTAGTTGTTGTTCTGAATTAGAGAAATCTAAGAGAGATTGATACTTATCATCTATATCTCTCCATAATTTGACATAGTAACTAATGTAGTTGTCTATACTTGGTTTTTTATCAAACGTATGTTCAGACATGAATATGCTGTCAGGTAATGACCATGGTCTGTATATGCCTTTACCATACTTCTTTTTTCTTTGATGTAGTTTTTCTCTATTTTTCTGTGCCTGTGGTGATTGTATATGAAGTAAATAATTACTCTCTTTTACATTACCACCATGTCCATAATTATTACTCCATAATGTGTAATACAACGACGTGTTTCCAGATGAGGGATACCCTGCATTCAATAGTAGTTTAGGTTTCACATACTTTATAGAGTATAGTCCCACATATATGAACGATCTCCGTATTCATCTACTTTCCAATTGTCTCCATTTGAATCTACCTGTTCTATCTCATCGTCTAAACCATCACATACAAAACCAAATGGTGCCATGTCTTGTTCAATAGCATTTTTTTGTTCCTCATATATGCGTTTTCTAACATCCTGATCAGTCATTTCCTTGAAGTAATCTTGTGCAACTAACCAAGAAAAAATAACTAGACACATAGCAAGGTCATCGTTACATCCTTCCTCTGCCTCAAAAGATTGTTTCTTTTGTATAAATGTTGTAAGTTCAGCTATAATATTATAATCACAAAAAATTAATTTATCCTCTTCCACTAATGTTTTTAGATTAGAACACCCAACTTTTTTTGTAGTTGTGCTCATCTTAACTCCTAACTGTGTTTTTACACCAGAAAAACCAGACCCAACTATTTGACCTGCTCTTCCACGCATGGCAACCATGAGTAAATTTTCATACTCAAGATCATAAAACAATATTGATGCAACTTGATCACCGATGTCGTTCACCTCACATAAAACATACGCATTATTATACGCTGTTGCAACCTCTTCAATAATACTAGGAAACACCATTGGTTTTATCTCATTATCTCTATAAGTTGCCACAACTTTGTAAGGAAATTCTGTAATATCAGCAACAATAAAGGCACTATAATCCTTAGATATGCCCCTTGCCACATCAACTGTCACAATATAATCTCTTTTGTCAAATGGTTTCTCATAAACAGATAATTTACCATTTTGTTCTATTGGTTGTTCATACACTAATGATTTTAATTTTGCTGCATTAATTAAAGTGTCAACAGAACCTAAAAACTCACACTCAAACTCAATAGAAAACTGTTCTTTGCTAGTGTTTGCTATTGTTTGTTTCTTCCATTTTGCATCTCGACCTGGCACCTCAGACCAGTGCACTTCAGTCGCAACATACTCATTTTGTCCACGTTCAGCATCATGCCACATACGATAAAAATGATTCATACCATGTGGAGTGGATACTATTATAACCTTTGTAGATTTACCAGATGATATGGTAGGATAAACAGATGCAAAAAAATCATCTGCAAGATGATTTTGAACAAATGCAAACTCATCAAGAAAAATAATATTGAATGACATACCTCGAACTGCTGATGCAGAAGTAGATGCTGCTATTATTTTTGACCCATTCTCCAATTCCATTGATCCCTTATTCCAAGCAATGATACCTTGCTGCATCCAAGACGGCAGGTTTTCATACGCCAATTGTAATCTTCCAAGTAAATCTCTAGCAGTTGCTGCTTTGTTTGCGAGTATTCCGATATTGACATTATCGTTAAATATTGCGTAATGAAGTAAATATGAAACCACTGTTGTAGACTTTCCAGTTTGTCGTGGCATCTTACAAATATTGAATCTATGCTTATGAAAATTTCTTATTAATTTTTTTTGAAATTTATACATATTGAAATTAACAAGACCCTCATCCACGTTTACAATT